TAAGCAGAAAGCATGGCGTATGCTAGATGAAAAGATTGTCCGTAAGGATCAGCTTATGAAAGTGTTGAACGGCCCCAAAACCACTGCGTTCTTTGCCAACATATTGGGCATTGACGTAGTGACTGTGGACGGTCACGCAAAGAATATCTTTGATGGTGAACGCCGTGTTCTAAAGAACAATAATGTTGGTGCCAAAGAATACCGTGAGATTGCCAAAGCATACCATGATGCTGCCAATCAAATGGGCATCAAAGGTTTTCAGATGCAAGCCATCACATGGGTGGCATGGCGCAGAATGCATAACATTAACCGCTAAGGAGTGTAACAATGGAATTGTTAGTATCAATTGAAACATCTTACGGTACACGTCGAGTGTACCCTAAGTGTAGCACATCACGAACTCTTGCTGAGATTGCAGGTACAACTACGTTGACTGATCGTGATGTAAGTTTAATTAAACAACTAGGCTACACATTTCGTGTAGTGACAGAGGAACTGTGATATGAAAGTATACAATGCTATGAATAACATTTATGTTAGATACATGGGGCGTGAGATTTCCATTGCCCAACACGTAACCAATGGACGGACAGACGTACAAGAAGTAGGTATACTACCTGCAGGATGTGATATGCATACCGTAAGATATGATGCCGTATTGCCTAGTCTGATTGTCGCATTGCAGGAGATACAAGATGAAATCGACAAACAAATCTGGGGTGATCAACCCCGTGGCGAGGGCGATGCTACAGCAACGCAAAAGCCCACAGGTAGTGCCGCCCAAGAAGGGCAACAAACGCAAACTCAGTAAAAAGGAAAAGCAAAATGAAATGCGAAATGCAAAACTTTATTAAGTTTTCCAAATCAAAAGTGTCCAACGTTGGACAGAAATCCAAACGTGATGATTGGAAACGTGACCGTAAAATGGCACGTAAGAACAAACAACTTAACCGTAAACTAGCATCTTAATACAAGGAGAATATCTCATGACAAATTCAGCTTACACACCTAAAGTCCTATCTGCTCACCCAGAACTGTATGCAGAGCATACATATCACATGAACAAGGCAAAGCCTTTCACATACAACTATGTCGTCATTGACGAAGTGTTATTGGAATGTTGGGATGACATGACCACTGCTGAAATTGCAGAGGCCACCCGTGAACCTGTGAACCGTGTGACCTACCGTACACAAGTGTTGAAGAAACTTGGCGTTATCAAGACCAAGTACACTGGCAAGACTAAGTTGCTGACAGAGCAACGCAAGCTGCGTGTTCAACTGCGTAAGGTGGAGAAACAACTGGATGCAATTAATGCAGCGTAAAAAGAAATGGGTTGTGTATGATGATCATGATCGTGTGGTCATCATCACACATAACAAACGTATCGCAATGAAGTATGTGAAGGAGCAAACAAATGCGAGTTGAAGTTTATTTTAACCTACACAAATACACATGGTCTGTCCGTCAGTGTTCCACTGGCAGAGTGATCTTACACACTGACAAGGTACACATTCGTGACCCTAAGTTTGTGGTTCGTAAGGCAGGACGTGAACGTGTACTGCGTGAGGGCAAGAAAAATGTCCATGCATTTGTTCGTGGTTACATCACACACTTTGATGACTTTGACCCAGATTATCACCCAGACTATCTGGACTACACACTTGTGTCATACAACCCATACAAGTTTGACACATTCGTTGATGTGTACGACACGACACCTGTCCGTACAGCTAAACGTGCTATGCTAGAACTACAGCCAAGCATGGTCGTTGGTGATCCCAGAAACAGGCCATACCTATATGCAGAAGGAGCACGTTCATGAAAATAATGGGCTACGAAATCGTAGTTGAAATTGACGGGGTGGAAAGTCTTATCCAACTGGATGACACTTACCCCGCAATCAATGATTGGCACAGTGCCACAGAGTTTGCCATGCGTTTAGCTCAACACGAGCACCCAGACGCAAACCAGATTGACTTTGTGGAGTGTGGCGAATTTGAAATGGAAGAATACAAACAGTATGACTTCATACATGAAGCACCATTTATGATACAGTAAGGAGTAAACATGGAAGCTAAAATCAAACTAACTAAAACGATGCTAGATAAAAGCATCATTGATGCCAATAAAACTGTGTGTGAATTTTTAGATCATGACTTTGGCATGAACTATGACGATCCATTCTTTACGATTGAGCATGTCAAACCAGACACAGGTAAGATAGAACGTGCTGCGTTCTTTGTGATTGGTGAATATGCCGATGGCACAGAGGCTAACGTAAAGTTTTATCGTAGTGCCAAACGTGGTGATAAACGCATCAGTATACAAAAGCTGAAGCAATATGCAGAGGTGGGTGACGAAGTGATCCTGACCTCAGATGCGGAGAGTTTACATGACGGATACCGAATACAAATCAACATCGTCAGACAAGAAGCCAATGCCACTGGATGACCCGTGTGATGACTGGTCGGATCATCCGATACCTAAACCGAATACTGATCGCAGTAAGTGTGTTGACTAACGTCATACTGGGCGGCAGTAATAACCAAACGTTCAGTGCCAGAAACTGGCAATGGAAAAAAGACAAACGCCCCAACGTTGTGTGGTTAATTGACCTATGCCTTGGCAAGGAGCATTGCTGCACATGTTGGGTGTACTGGAAAACTAGAAAGGATTGGTAATGAACCGTTTCATATTAGCTAATACTCCACAGGAGATTGCACAAGCATTGTGTGACAAGCATGTAGTCAAGATGCCACTGGAAGAAGCACAAATGCTATGCACTGTGGTGCGTCAGGCAAACCCAGAGTATGCCGATGAGCATGAACTGTACCGTGTAGCTCATGCCAAACATCCATGCACACTGTGGGCAGGTAAGACACGTAGCAATTACATGTATGCTTTCCGACTGTGGAACCACATGTGTCTGGAGTACACCTACCGATACGGCAGGGAACATGCATCAACACGTCACTTGGATGCACTACGAGAGGGTGCTAGGTACATACCGACAGGTGAATTGACTGCACACCCTGAATGCTTCAGTGAATACACACACCTGAAGACAGGGGAACACTGGCCTGTGGAAAGCTATCGTAAATTCTACATGACCAAGCAGCATAGGTTTGATATGGTCTGGAGTAAACGTAACAAGCCTACATGGTTTGATTGGCAATGGGATGATGTCTATGCAGCAGCCTGAGTTAGTACATTGCTTACAGTGTGATCGTGTGTTTGAAGAAGGAGAACACTTTGTAGAAGTGTGTCCGTTCTGTGACAACGATAACCCTTTTGAAACTGTGTACCTACAACCAGAGGAGTTTGAGTATGCTTGAAGCAGCACTGACATGTATCGCACTGAATGTGTATCACGAGGCACGTAGTGAGCCTATGGCAGGTATGTATGCTGTTGCCCACGTTGTACTCAATCGTGTGGCACATGACGCATTCCCTGACGATGCTTGCAAGGTAGTATATCAGGGCTTTCACCGTGGCAAACACAAGTGCCAGTTCAGTTGGTACTGTGACGGTAAGTCCGACACGCCTCGTGAAGAAACACATTGGCTGTATGCCAAAGTGGTAGCCCATAACGTAGTGTATGGGTTCCATGAAGACAACACCGATGGTGCCACACACTACCATGCTAACTATGTTAGACCGTGGTGGCGCAATCACTACACACAAACTGTGACACATGGGTCACACATATTCTACAAGTAGCTTATCGTTACTAGTACAGGGTGGACAGTATCCATATAACTAGGGTACAGTTGCCACACAAACAACTGAAAGGAGATTATTATGCCATTTGACATTCCAACATACCTTGACTTCGACGTAGAGTTTGAACCAACCAAGGTTAATGATAAGAAATATGTCATCAATGCTGACACTGGCGAGTACCTTGGTATCGTCGGTAAGTCATTCAAGTGTGCATCACATGGTGACTTTTACCGTGGTGTCATGGACACTGTGACTGACGAACTACTGTCATCTGAACTGATGAATGCCAAGTTCAATTGGAAAACTGCACGTAATGGTGCATGGTCAATGCTTGACATTGAACTGCCTGACATGCAGGTGGACATCACAACTGACAAGCACCAAACCCAGATCGGTAACCGTATTATATCATTACATGGTATTGACGGTTCGTGCAGCAACCAAGTGTACTTCGGTGCGATTGATTTCTTCTGCACTAACGGATGTATTCGTGGAGAGTATGACAAAATCCGTAAGAAGAACACTGCAAACTTCTCTATGGAGAGTTTCATCTACGAACTTGCTCGTGCTCGTACTGACTTCTACACTGAGGCAGGTAAGATGCAAGTGTGGGCGCAGACATCCACGAAGTATGTGGATATTCGTTCTTTGTTGGAAGAAATGATTTCATCTGAACGTAAGGCAGAGAAAATGTACATGCTGTACTTACAAGAGGCTGCGACACGTGGTCACAATAAGTGGGCATTGTACTCTGCATTCACAAACTATGCATCGTATGCCGATGAACGTAATGGTTTCAACCTACGTAACACAGGCAATGACACACAGGCCATCAGCATGTGGTCACGTGAGCAAGAGGTATCTAAGTGGGTATCTGATGATCGGTTCATTACATTGGAAGCTGCTTAATGCACACTTGTCCATGTTGTCATACTGAAGTGGACACACTGCACAGACATCACATACTGCCCAAAGTATTGGGCGGTGTGGATGATGAAAGTAATACAGTGAACTGTTGTGAGGACTGTCACGGTAAGATACACGGCAGAGACATGATGCATCACAGTTATTTAACACGTGAGGGTTTACGTAAGGCTAAAGCCCGTGGCATTAAGCTAGGTGGTGAAAGACACAACAACCAAGCACGACACGATGCTGTTAAAGCACTTGCAGATGCGAAAGCAAAGGAGATTAAGCCAATGATTGATCAATGCAGAAACGATGGTTTATCCTATCGTAAGATTGCAGACAAATTAAACGAGGCAAATGTACCTACCGCACAAGGTGGTAAGTGGTACGCCAGTACAGTATTGAACTACGACACGAGAGGAGTGTAGATGAGAACATTACCACGATATGTACAACAGCGAGTGTCACCTTCGGGTGACATCTCTTACCGTTTCAATCCACCGCAAGCATTGGTGAATGAGGGAGTAGTAGAACGTGAAGAACTAGGTGACGATCCAAAAGTTGCAAGACAGATTGCACGTGAGTATAACAGAGACATTGACGCATACCGTGAAGAACAATCAAAAGTTGTAAAGCTAAAGCCAAGTAGCAAGGTCACTGACCTTATCAACTTTTATTATTTATCTAATGATTTCAAGATGTTACGTGACTCTACTAAAGTAGATTACAGGTACTTCTTGACAGTGGTACACCAAACAATTGGGTGCCGTAAGTACAGAGAGGTTACACCTAAAGTTGCAAAGCAAGCATATGAGAAATGGGTTGAACGTGGGATCAGCTTTGCTAACCATGCGGCAACGTGTGCGAGTAGAGTATACAACTACGCCATACAAATGGAACATGCAGAGCAAAATCCATTCGCCAAGATTAAACGTAAGCAGCAGAAGCAGCGTAAAGTTATATGGACACATGGTGAGGTGAACAAATTTCTTGACGTGGCATACTCTGATTTTCAGTACCGTAATCTGGGGCTGATTGTGCATATGGCATACGAGTGGTGTCAAAGATTAGGTGACATGCGTATGTTACGTTGGGATAACCTTGACCTGAAGAAGCAACAATTGACGTTGGAGCAGAGCAAGCGTAGGTCAGAGGTGTTCCTGCCTATCAGTGACAACCTGAATGCCATGCTGCTAGAACAGAAAGCTGACTTTGGTTTTCAAGAGTGGGTTGCACCACACCCACAACCACGTAATGGTAGGTTCCAACCTTATGCTATGGAGAGACTGTCCAAGGTTGGACGGAATATCATGAGACTAGCAAAGCTATCCGATGAGCTACGTCTAATGGACATTCGTCGTACTGGTGTAACACAGATGGTTGACAAGGGTGTACCTTTGCCACAAATCATGGCGGTGACAGGGCATACACATGTTGCATCTGTGAAACCATACATGAAGCATACTTACGAAAGTGCAAATAATGCCTTGACACAGAGAGACATGTCTGTATGCTTGAGTGAAACGAACAACACAGAAAGTGATACATAATGAATATAAAAGAACATATAAGTGATATGAACTTAGTTAATGGTGAAACTAAACGTACTAACTGCCCAGTATGCGGGGGAGTTAAAACATTTACAGCCACCAATAACATGGGTCAGCTTGTATGGAACTGTTACAAGGCAGGGTGTCGTGTGTCTGGTGGGACACGTGTGCACCTTACCAGTGACGATATTCGTAAGTCACTAGGCACCGTAGCTGCTGAGACAGAGGCAGTCACATTCCAGAAACCTGAATGGATTGTACGTGACGTTGATGCAGTGACTGAGTTCTGTGTTGACTGGGATATTGACCCCATATCACTAGGTCTTTTGTATGATGTTCGTGAACACCGTGTCGTATTTCCTGTGGTACACAACAACATCATGGTGGATGCTACTGGCAGAGCACTAGGAAAAAAGTTACCTAAGTGGAAAAGATATGGTAAAAACCCCTTGCCGTATGTTTATGGATGTGGTAAAACTGGGGTAGTCGTTGAGGACTGTGTGAGTGCCGCCATTGTGGGTGCGACAGGCAGTTCTGGATGCTCGGAGAGTGACGTATATGTCGGGGTAGCAGTGTTGGGTACGTCACTCTCTGAGGCACATAAGCAGTACTTATCACGCCTCAAGACTGTTATCATTGCACTTGACCCCGATGCATTACCAAAGACACTGCAATTTGCAAAAGAACTACGTGGTTATGTAGATAACGTAAAGGTATTACGTTTGACAGATGACCTGAAATATCGTAACCCTACCGACTTAGAAAACTTACAACACTTAGGAGAAACATAATGGAATTATCATTAATACGCAGCCTGATGGACAAGGAGTTTTACGAGGATCATCGTGGTGCCAAGTGTCCAGACAGGTTGTTTAGTAAAGATGTGCGTAAGATCAAGCAGTCAATCGACAAAGCTATGGATCGTTATGAACGCACCGTAACACCTGACGAGATTGAGGCGTTGTTTATGTCGAACAATCCCACACTCACCACCGCACAGAAGCAAGCTTACAGTTCTCTGTTTCATCAGATAAAGAAAGAGTCACCTATGGGTAGTGACGTAGCACAAGAAGTGCTGTCTAAGCTGTTTCAACAGGTCGTGGGTGAGGACATTGCCAACCTTGGCTTTGACTATGTGAATGGAACCAAGGGTAGCTTGGAACCACTACGTGACATCCTTGAACGTTATTCAGATGACTTCACACCTGACTTACGTATTGAATGGGATGACATTGACATTGAAACTTTGCTTGCAAAGAATGATTTGGAATCACAATGGACATTCAACATCCCTACTCTGACACGTAAGGTAGAGGGCGTGAATGCGGGTCATCTTATTGAAGTAGGTGCACGTCCTAACACAGGCAAGACATCATTCCACGCCTCTCTTATCGCTGCTCCGAATGGGTTTGCGCATCAGGGTGCCAAGTGTGTCATTCTGTGTAATGAGGAAGCATCCCACCGTGTCGGTGCACGGTACTTGACCGCAGCCACAGGCATGACAATGCAAGAGGTGAAGGATAACCCTGCCCGTGCACGTGACTTGTACTCCGTGGTCAAGGACAACATCAAGATCAAGGATGCCAGTGATCGTGACATGTCATGGGTGGAGTCAGTTTGTAAGTCATACAAACCTGACATTGTGATCCTTGATATGGGTGACAAGTTTGCCAAGGCAGGTGGGTATGCCCGTCCTGATGAAGCACTGAAAGCTAATGCTATTTATGCCCGTCAGATTGCTAAGGCACACAACTGTGCGATCTTCTACATGTCTCAGCTATCTGCTGATGCAGAGGGCAAGGTTCTGCTGAACCAGAGCATGATGGAAGGTTCACGTACAGGTAAGGCAGCAGAGGCTGACCTGATGATCTTGATTGCCAAGAACCCTGTAGTTGATGGGCAAGAGGAAGAAGACACACAACGTCACTTGAATGTTGTGAAGAACAAACTATCTGGATGGCACGGTGTTGTGCACTGTGATCTGGAATATAAAACTGCGAGGTATCAAGTATGAGTTTAACATCCTTTGAACAAGGTACAGAGGCAGAAAATCTTTTCTGTAAAATTCGTGGTTCAAATATCTTACGAAGAGCCACACCAGATGAAGACATCAATGAACATTGGGACGTTTTAGATAGTGAGTTTGGTAGAGTAGATGTCAAGTCAGCTAAACGAAAATATAGAAATGGCCCAATAGATAATACAATTTGGTGGGAAATAAGAACAGTAAAGAGGCCACCAAATTACGTATCTAAAAATGGTTGGGGTATACCAAACAGTGTGTATAGACTTGTTGCTATACAGCACACCGATAGTTTTATTTTAGTAAACCCTAGAGATATGTTTGACGAAATAAAAAAGAAGTGTAAGGGCAGAGGCAGGGGAGAATACCTATTACATAGTAGGCCAAATAGAGGCGATGTAATAACAATACTTCCTATTTCCTTTATAAATAAATATAAAGTACATGAGGTATACATATGAGTGAATTAGTAACAGCAATATCCATACTAGCTCTAATCATCGTGGGGTTTTGGTGGATAGCAAGTAGCGAGGTAAATAAAAGTAAATGGAAGTAACGTACATTGATCACATGGGTAGTGATCTGTCAGTAGTGAATGCTGCACGTGTCAGCTTTGGTAAGAAATCAGAATGGGGGCAACGGATATATTCAGGTGAGCCGTGTATCCTGAAACCAAAAGATGCCAAGCTGATACGTTATCTAGCTAAACACAATCACAAGTCACCATTCAATCACACGTTTGCCACGTTCCACGTTAAGGCACCTATCTTTGTGGCACGTCAACTTGTGAAGCATGAGTACATGCCGTGGAACGAGATCAGCCGTAGGTATGTGGATGATGATCCTGAGTTTTACTTTCCCCTTACGTGGAGAGGACGTAGTACTGACAAGAAACAAGGTAGTGAGGGTGAGGTGAAGAGCAACTTCAACATCAACTATCACACCATGACCGCACTGAAAGGGTATCAACAAATGTTAGACGAAGGGGTAGCACCAGAGCAAGCACGTATGGTACTGCCACAATCTATGATGACTCAGTGGTACTGGTCAGGTACACTCTATGCTTTCGCTAAGATGTGTAAGCTGCGCATGAAGTCAGACACACAAGAAGAGACACAGTTAGTAGCACAGAAGGTTGCTTTGACTATGGCTAAGATATACCCCGTATCATGGGATGCATTGATGGAGTACGCAGAATGACAGGAAGGATTGGAGTAGAACAAGTAGAGGAACACGAAGATGGCAGTGCCACATATCAGTTTCACTTGGATAACGACTGTGCTAAGTTGTTACAGGAAGAAGGGCTGAAGCTAGTACTGTACTGTGCAGCAGCTAAGTTAGACCTGCAAGTAGTGTATGACTTTATTGAGGATCACATCAAGAATCAGAAAGATGAACTAACAGAGTATGTGTTTGGAGCAAACGATGACGAAGATACGTCCAATGACTGATGAAGAAAGAAACCGAGCTAGAGAGAGGGAGTTACATAACATGAACAGAGATGAAAGTGATGCCATATGCCTAGTGGCAGAGATGAAACGCCAGAACCTGACACTGACTGAGGCACTGGAAGCAATTAAAAACTATGCCAATGATAAAGAGTTCAACAATAACCTTGACAAGCTGTATGGCAATGAGGTATTTGATGACTGGGACTATTGGCACGAAGGAGATATTAACTAAATGAAACACCTTACCCTCGACGTAGAAAACACTGTGGTGAAACGCAACGGCAAACTACACCTTGATCCGTTTGAACCAGAGAATACATTAGTTCAAGTGGGTATGCTAGATGATCTTGGAAACGAAAGCATTATTACTTTTGATCACTCTGAGCATCAACCCACACCAGAGGGGCGGTACATTGTCCAGAAAGCATTGGATGAAACCGCCCTTCTAATTATGCACAACGCAGCACACGACTTGATATGGCTGTGGGAGTCTGGGTTCACCTATGAAGGTGCAATCTTTGATACCATGTTAGGTGAGTATGTGCTGCAACGTGGGCAGAAGGAACCCCTGTCTCTTGAGGCTTGTGCTGAACGGTACAACCTTGACACAAAGAAACAGGATACCCTGAAGGAGTACTTCAAGCAGGGTTACTCTGTGCGTGACATTCCACATGCAGAGTTATCAGAGTACCTCTCCCACGACTTACATGCTACGCAGCAACTGTACCTTCGTTTGCAGACAGCATTCGAGGAATGCAGTTCACTGGCAGGAACAATCACACTGACCAATCAGTTGGCTGTACACCTTGCCAAGATTTATCAGCGTGGCTTCACTGTTGATATGGAAGCACTTGAAGATGTACGTAAGGAGTTTGAACAGGAACGTGATCAGTTGGTTGCTGACCTTAATGAACAAGTGCGTGATCTGATGGGTGATCGTCCAATCAACTTGAATAGTCCAGAGCAATTGTCATGGGTTATCTACAGCAAGAAACCCAAGGACAAGAAAGTATGGGCAGGGCTGTTTGAAGACTTCCGTATGACAGATACGGAGTATCGTAGTACAGTGCGTCAGAACACGGAGACATTGTACAAACAGAAAGCAAAGCAGTGCCGTGTATGTAATGGTACTGGTCAGATAAGAAAGGTAAAGAAAGATGGAACACCATTTGCTAGAACAAATAAGTGTAGCTCCTGTGATGGGATTGGCTATAATTTTATGGATATTGTATCAAGTGTTGCGGGGTTAAAGTTCAATGCTCCAACTTCAAAATGGGCTTCAGCCAACGGTTTCGCAACAAGTAAAGATAAGCTTGAATACCTTGAAGGTGTCGCTAGAGAACGTGATATGCAAGACGCAGTGTTGTTCTTACAACGAGTACGCCGTTTGTCTGCCGTTGATACATATCTCTCAAGCTTTGTGGAAGGTATCTCAACACATGTAAAACAAGACGGTAAGCTGCACGTCAGGTTACTACAACACCGCACTGCTACTGGACGTTTGTCTGGTGCCGATCCTAACATGCAGAACATGCCACGTGGTGGTACGTTCCCTGTGAAACGTGTGTTCAAGTCACGTTGGGATGGTGGTGAGATCATGGAAGCTGACTTTGCACAACTTGAATTTCGTGTTGCTGCATTCCTATCACAGGACAAGACTGCCATTGACGAGGTGACCACAGGCTTTGATGTACACTCCTACACTGCACAGGTTATCACTGATGCAGGACAGAACATGTCACGCCAAGAGGCCAAGGCACATACATTTGCTCCGTTAT